TGCATCCCACTGCATGTCAGGTTACCAGCCCAGGCCAAAATCTGAACCGCCGCGTCCTGGTTCACCGAGTACCGCTGGCCCGGCGAAAGGGGGACCATGTTGCGGTCGCGGTGGGGCCGGAAGTGGAAGTACTTCGTGTTCAGGAAGTACGCCGTGCTCACCGGCATGTAGCCGCCGATCCCGCCGTCCAGGACCACGTCGGCGTCCATGTACTTGACGGTGACGAAGCCGAGGTTTGCCGTGTCGCTGCTCGTGAAGCGCTGCGCCGCCTGAAGGCTGCCCATGTAGAAGCCCCAATAGTTGTTGTCCACGACGATCAGGTCGGGCCGGTCGCTGCCGCGCAGGGTCTTCGCCCACAGTCGGTTCCAGTAGGTCTGGATGTTGGCGGACGTGGTCGCCGCGCCTCCATCGGTGGACGCGTCGAAGGTCTGGTTCCGCCAGAAAGGCCACGTATTGCGGTCAATGCCGCCAATAACACCAGAACTGGGAAGAGGGATGATCTGCTTGAGGAGGCCGTCGACCTGCTTCCCCGCGGCGGCACTACCGTCACTATAGACGCCCTGTGCGAGCAGGTTCGCCATGGATGACTCGGCCACGTTAATACGAGCTTCGAGGAGGTCAATGATCTGCTCCTTGCCGTTGTTCTGCAGCTGGTCGAGGCCGGAGATGGTCACGGGGCACGCCGCCTGCTTGATGTCGTACTGCGCGGCACTGATGACGTCCTGCGCTGCCACAGGCAGCAGGTCGTAGCCGGCGTACCAACCGGCGTTGCCGTTCGCCTGGTAGGACAGCTCCTGCATGATGACGTTACCGCCGCCGAACGGCTTCACGTTGCCCTTCTGCTGCAGGCGCGACAGGAGCGCGTTGTTCTTGGTAACGTTGTCGGCGATCTTGCCGGTGCGAGACTGAATGGTCGTAGCAATAATGTCACTTACTGCTGAGTTTGCGAATGCCATTTTTGGGCTCCGTAAAAGGTGGTGCAGTCGCCTTTGGTTTTACCTTAGGTACTGGCGGTTTAACTCGAGGTTCACCTGGGTCATTCCTGGTCTGGCGAATGATGAGTGTTTCAGGACGTCTCGGGGACGATGCGCCCACCATCTTGGTGATTATGGACATATCATCTTCCCGACACGTGGTCGAAGGCACTTTCAATCGCGCCACGGAGTGATTCCGCATTGTTCACATGCGTAGGTGCGCTCGAGGGTTGGCTCTTTACGGAGGCCGACGCTTGCAGGGCCTTCTCCGCGCGGGCGTTGCCCGTCTGGAGCTGCTGCTGTTGCGCATCAGCCGGGGGAGCCACTTGACCTTCTGCAGCCCAAGCAGGATTCATCCTAACTGCCATGTCATATGCCTGCACGGGCGTCAGGTAGCGCCCGCGCTTGGCATTAAGCTCAATGAGGTCGGCCATATCCCCACGAACCTCTTCGAAGTGGGAGTAGGTGACCGGGTCCTCCGCCATCTTCTCGACCTCCATAGCGGCGTCACTGCGAGTCCGATTCTCTCTCATGCGATCGAGCTCTTGCTGCTGCTGGATGAAGTTCTGAATTGGCGATAGTTTCTGCTCGAGAAGTTGCTCAATGGCAGACTTTGTGGGGTCTGTTGGTCCCTCACCCGCCAGGGCCGAGTCCAACTCCCTGATGTCGATGCCGTAATCCTTGATGAGCTTAGCCATCTGCTGAGCTCTCTGGGTTGGGGGCGCCGTGGCCAGGAAATGCTCGACCTGCAACAGGTTCGCGATAGCTTCAAGAGGCTTACCATAAGCCATGATGTGAGCTTCGTAAGGGCGAATAACTTCCGAAAACTGCCTGTGGAATTCCCTTATCTGATTATTTTCACCGAAAGCCTTAGTTATCTCTTTCTCTCTGCGTTGAACTTCTGATTTAACTTCTGGGTCGAGCGCGGCCCACTTGGCGGCGACGGGCGCCTTCCAAGATTTCGGGGGATTGTCCGCCGGCGCCTTCGCCTCGGAGGCGAGGGGCACGTTGGTGACGTCCGGAGTGGGCGCAGGAGTGCCTGCCGGAGGCGCCGGATCCTTCGGGTCCTTCCGCTCCTCCGGTGCAGGAGCAGGTGGAGGAGGGGGCGATGCCGCTGCCTGAGGGGGCACAGGGGCCGGCGTCTCCTTTTCCACTTGCTCGACTGCGCTGTCAAGCGCTTCTCTTAGATCGCTCATTTGAACCTCTTTCTCAAGGCCTTGACGTGCTCGTCGGCCCTGTGCTTGTCCGCATCATTGAACTCGCGCCCCACCGACTGCGGGACATGAACTTTTTTGGCGAACAATGGGTTATGGGCCACGGCCGCCATGAATCTTTTCTGCTTCGGTGAGCTACTTGGCATATTCGTTCTTCCTGTCCCAGTAGCCCTTCCGAATCATCGCCTGCTTAATGTCCTCTCTGGGACTGTCGGCGGTGTACCTCTGCCTCGTGGGTAACCCCGCGAGCTCCGACGTCGGCACTACGTTGTGCCGAGCACAATGATCTCTAATGCCTGCTCTACCACGGACAACAGTCCCATCAATAGGACTAATAAAGTCAGGAACATCACGAAGTATAGCGGGATGGCCACCCACATCGGCACCAGGCCCTCTCCGGGAGGGTTCTGTCCCTTTTTCATAGGCTACCCCATCTATGTAAACGTAACACTTACGCATTTTTCCTACCCCTCTCGTCCTTGCTCTTGGCCATCCGGTCCACCATGTCGTACAGCGACTCCTGACGGGCGTGCTCCATCTTCTGCTGATGCCCCACGGCATTAGCCTGGAGGTCCTGCCGGTTCTTCATCGCCTTGAACCGCATGTCCGCCATGCTGGTCATCTGCTTCATCTTCGCAGTAGCTATGTCGCTTTGCTGCTTGATTTGGGCCGACTTTGCGTCTCCTTGAGTTTTTGCTTCAATTCGCTTAATTTCAGCGTCGGCCTTCTTTTCTTCGGGGGTTGGTTCGGGTGGGGCTCCGGCGGCTGCTTGTTGGGCTTTGAGCTGGCTATCGAGTTCACGGTCGAGCATTCCTTCTATGTCACGAGCACCTTTGAATCCGGAGACGACCCACTTCAGTATATTGGTGAGGAGCGGGGCCATCTGCGGCGCCTGTTGAATCATCGCCGTCGCCTGAGGCAGATAGCCTGCAACCGAAGACAACAACTCAATTCTATCTTGTTTCTCCATAGCGTAATCAGCCTGAGCCATCTGGTCAGAGGTGACGGTGATCCTCCACTCGAATCCTTCCTCGGACTGGAGCATGTCGAGGGCCTCATCGGCGAGCTGTGCATCGTCTGTTCTGAGTATGTTGCTTTTACGCTTGAGGATCTCAGGGTCGAAGTGTTTGACCATGATCTCCGCTTTGAGCCGAAGAAGCTCGCTTGCAAACTGTGCAATCTCGTCTTGAGTATCCTTAATGCGTACTGATGCGAACTTCGCCTTAATCTCCTGAGCTCCAAGGGTCTCGGAAGCCTTCGAGGCACCCCGGACAATATCAGATATTCCAGTGAGCTCGTAGATCTGAGCTTTCGTAGACTCACGAGCCTCGTATAGTCTTTGAAGCGCTTGTACAACCTTGTCGAGGGGGAGCCAATCCACTGCACCTTGGACACCGCCTTTCTCTGCGAACATCGCCCAGTCGCTGACGGGGATCATGATGTTGTCCACGCCCTCCTGCAGCATCCTCTGGATGCCCGACGCGGAGGAGTCGTAGACGCCCACTGCCTTCACCGCCTTCGTGAGGAGCGAGATGCGGTTGTTCAGGTTGTCCAGCTCGGTGTACTGGTCCTGCACGAAGTAGTAGTCGGGCCTCGGCACGGTGTTCGAGGTCGTGATGTTCGCCAGGAGCGGCTTCGGGCACGGCTCGAACCCGACGAGCGCCAGGAGGTCGTCCTTCTCGTCGAGGATCTCCGAGTAGTCCTTGCACAGCCAGTAGACCCGCTTGTCCAGACGGTCCCATATCTCGTAGATACACGCGGTCTGGATGGCCTGGTGGGTCGGCGTCGAGCTCGTCGGGTAGAGCGACATGTTCGCCTGCATGGGGCGGTAATTCAGAGGGACCTTGTCCGCCAGGTCCTGGCCGAACCTCTTGATTAGCGCCCCGTAGTCCATGTAGACGCGGCGCGCGGTCCAGCGGCGCTCCTCCCACACCCGGCACGGGCTCCAGAGGAAGTCCTCCCAGTACACGTAGTCGATGACCACGCGCTGGTCGGTGATCTTCTTGAAGGTCATGACCTGGGGAGGGACGATTGGTGGCGGTGGAACAGCCTGCTGTTGTAGCCCCGTCGCTGGAGGAACTCCGGCTCCGAGCATAGGCTGGCCGCCGCCCTGAGAGGGCAGAGATGGCGGGGCCTGCGGCAACGTTTGAGGCTCCTGAGGGGGCATCTGAGGTGGCTGACCACCGCCTTGAGGGGGTAACTGAGGGGGAGGCACGGCCGCCATCTGAGCCTGGGGCTCGTCAGGGGCCGGCCCCATCTTGAAACCGGAGTTCGCGACCACCTCGGCGCCCGCGTAGCCGCCGACGGTGACCTCGACGTCCTCGACGTCCGTCTCGAGGCGGAGCCACGCCTGCCCGAGGCCCGGGATGAGGCGGTCCATAACCACGTACTGCATCGAGGAGCCAAAGGTGTCGCGCGGGTCGTCCTTGTCCGGGGTGATGCACCTCTGGAGTATCAGGGCGCCCACCCGCGCGAGGTCGTCATTGTAATCCACGAACTTTCTGCCGACGTCCGGCTTCGGGATTTGGGCGAACATGGCCGCCTTGAGGATCCTCGTGTTCGCGTAGAACAGGTTGAACCACTTCTGACTCGCGTCCAGGGCGTCCCGCTCGTCTGTGTAGCGGCGCACGACCTTCCGCCCGCGCTCGTAGAACTTCTTGAGCTCGCTCTCGGCATAGTTGATCTCCGTCCGCCACCGCTCGAAGGGGGGCATGTCATGGGGATCCTTGATTACTGGGGAGCGGTCAGACATTATGCTATCCTTCTGTCCTTCATCAGTCTATCAACATTATCAAGATACAGCTCGTCAAGACTATAGCCAAGTCTTTTCTCAACCTCCATGTCAGCGGACGTCTGCGGCGCCCTGCGCTTACAGACCACAGCCATATACCCAAACGCGTCCGCGTAGTCCGAGCACCAGTCATGCAGTGGCTTATCACCGAAGATAAGACGAGTCTCATCCCATTCTCGGTGATACCCTTTCAACGCTTCTATCAGGTCGTCCGTCTCTTCTTCCTCAAAGTACACTAGCGGGAACACCTTCCGCGTCGCCGCCAGCCTATCCTTTACTTTGTGGTCTGGCACTATATGAGGCACTATCCCTTCAATTAGAAATTGCTCGACTATAGACTTCTTTGTCTGGAGGTTCTTTGCTCTCGCGTCGTGGGGGAGCCAGACATCTCCCAAACGATCACCTAACTCGAATAGTATACCTATATAATGCAGTATGTCCTTGCCGCTCGCCGCGTACACCTTCACTACCCTTATGTTCCCCTGCAGGTCCTCCTGCCAGAAGACCATCACCGTCGCATCCGTGAACCCCAGGTCGAAGACGACGTTGACCTTGAGCGCCAGATCTAGCAGCCCGTGCTGGATCCGACCCTCATAAAACACAGAGTTAACCTCATCGGCATATATGGCACCTTTGAGGGCGGAGTCAAAAGAGCACTCATATTCCTGGGCAAACTCCTCGGGATCCATATCCTCCCGAAGCTCTCGTAGTTCTTCCTTACCAATGATGCCACTAGTCGAAGCACGAAGAAGCATCGTGTAGTACCGCGAAGGTAGACTGAGCCCTCGCTTGTACTCCGCGTGGAACAGGTTCTTACCTCGAGGAGTAGAGGCGAAGACCCACCAGCCATTACGGTCAGATAGTGCCGGGCGAATAATAGTACTAAAGACCGAGGGTCTAAACAGCGCATACTCGTCTCCTACACCGCCATCCAGATACATACCGCGAAGACTATCAGGATTATCAGCACCCAGGCAATATATTGTTCTATCACCATGGAGGGTAACCTTGAGCTCACTTTCCGCCGGAGGCTTGCTAAAGTATCTCTCACCGTAGTCCTTTAGGTACTGCCAAGCAATTCTCTTAGACTGTCTGTACGTGGGCCCGATATAGGCCAGTTGGGGCCGCTCCAGGGGGCACTCAAGAGCTCCGACAATAACGTCATTGACAAGGGCGACAGTTTTTCCTGCACGTCTGTGAGTGCATAGTACTGCCCATCGCTGCTTTCTATTATGAAAGTCAAGGAACGCACCTCGGGGCTCATATTCTTTCACTCCTGGTCCACCTTTTCCCTATCCCTGGGCACCAGGTCCACCACGTCGCCGTCCATTGGGCCCTCGTCGGCCCTTTTGTAGCTCAATCTGTCCCTCGTAAGCCACGGGATGTCCACCACTATGCGCTCCCTGTCCTCATCCGGAGCGGAGGCGGGGAGCAATTTGCTGACGGCCTGGACGAAAACTCGGGCATTTTGGTCATTTTTGCTCGCAAACTCGACCAACCAGTGAGCTCCGCCCAGGTTATCGAAGGCCTCGCGGAAAAGCTCGCGCAACTGCCTGGTAACCTTCTTCGGACCCGCGGGGAGGGAGAGATCGGTGTTTCTGAGTTGCTGCATAATTCAAAACAATAACGCCTAAAATATAATTATAGCGCACAGATTGAAATGTGGGAAATCCTCAATTGTTTGCTCCACGCAACGAGTGTAACACCTCGTAATTGGGCTCCAGATTTGCGCCCTCTTGCGATATAATGCTCTGTAAAGAGCATTACGTTGTTTTTACCAAGCGACGGATTTTGTAGTAGTACTATTTTACCAAGCGACGGATTTTGCCTTCGTGTGTTGCGCGCTCCGGCCCCGCATTGTGAAGTGGCCCACCGCCTGACGGGGTACACCCTTTCACCATGCGGAAATGCAACGGAGTGTAAAAGAGTAACGAAGTGTAGTAAAATGAGTACTTAATACATAGGAATAACTAAAGCACTAGGTTATAATTGATTTATCAAATTAAATAACAAATACAAATTAATTTGATATTAGATGTAATAATCTTATTACATCTTGTAATGTTCTTTAACAACTTAGTTGTAACAGTAGTAACACTTGTAACAGTAGTAACAAGTGTAATAGTAGTAAATTCTAGTAACAGTAACATTTGAAAGTAACATCATGACACAATCTATTGGCAGCTTCGCTCGCAACATCATTGCAACTCGCAACGAACTCTCTAACGCTCAAGTGTTAGAACTCGTGAAAGTGCAATTCCCTAATGCTAAAACTAGCATTGCCTGCATTGCTTGGTACAAAAGCAATATGAAGAAGACTGGCTACAAAGCAGTCGAGGTTGTAATAGAGCGCACGCTTGAAGTGATTCAAGCTGAGCTCGACGAGGCAAAGATGAAGGTTGAGCTCCTTGAGGAGGAACTCAAGGACAAGGAAGAAGAGCAGAAGGAAGACATCAAGGCTAAGTTTGAGTACTACAAGTCCTTGATGGAGAAGCAAGCAGCCTAAGGTTGAGAGGGGGGCTAGAAATGGCCCCTTTTCACAAGGAACAAAACATGACGGACATCGTGACAAGCTACATCTGCCCTCCCATCCCGTTTCGCAACTACGACTGGTGCGCAACGTACGACGGCTACGAGCCGGGGGAGCCGATCGGGTACGGTAGGACAGAGCAGGAGGCGATCCTGGACCTCCTGGAGCGCCGGGATTGAGCGTGGGGGGCCAAAATGGCCCCTTTTTCACGCCCAAAACCCTTCGGGGCATGGACAAAGCACATCGGCCGACCAGTCAAATGGTCAGTCCGGTGCCCTTCGTCGATGTCCTTCGGCTAGGAAAGCTGATATTGGCGCGTTACGCTGGCGTGTGAAATGGCGTGCGATTTTTTAATTTCTGAAAGTTTTTTATATATTTTGGTATTTTGGCCGTATATATATATTTTATATTGTGATCAATCACAAATCACATCACATGCATAATATATTAATTAGATTAGATAAGCGTCTGGCGAAGCGCTGCGCTTGTCGGCTGTCCCCCCTTCACGCCTCGTACCTCATACCTGGCGTGGTACGATTTGTCGCTGAATTGGCAAAATAAGGTGTTTACCTGGAGAAAAAACCATGATATAATTATATCTACAGCTTGAAAAAACTGTAAAACTTGAAGATTTTCTCAACTTTTGAAAGTATACATGTCAAATTCCATTGGTTCCTACGCTCGCGAGCTCATCTCCCAGAACCCCGGGATGTCCAACCAGGACATCAGGGACAAGGTCCTCGAGAAGTTCACCGAGGCCAAGACGTCCATCGCCTGTATTGCCTGGTACAAGTCGAACATGAAGAAGACAGGGTACAAAGCGGCAGAATCTGCCCCCCCTCCGCGGACCCTGGAGGTCATCGAGGAGGAGATCGTCGAGGCCAAGCTCAAGTTGGAGTCGCTCAAAGAGGAGTACGAGTACAAGAAGATCGAGCAGGCAGAGGAGATCAAGAGGCAGTTCGAGTACTACAAGAGCCTGATGGAGAAGACGGAAGAGGAGCAGGGACAGTAATGTGGCTCGCGTTCCTCCTCATCGGAGCACTTGCAGGTGGGTGGGGAGGAGCCCTCTTCGGGTTTCTCCTCGGTGTTTTTCTTGAAATTTGGTTAAATGAGGTGTCAAATTGACGGCAGCAGAAGCAATCGTGTTTTGGGTCATCCTGGTGATGATCGGCGCAGTACTCGAGCACATCTACAAGGAAGAGAAATGACGTTCTGGGAGTGGTTCTGGAGCGTCAGTCTCGTGGCATCAATCATAGTGCTAGCAATATTTTACTTTGGGGGAAAGAAATGAAGTTGATCAACCGTAGCAAGCCTCTCATCAACAACAAGCGCGAGAGGTGGGGACAATGGGGCCCGTGCGAGGGCTCTACAGGTCTAACGCGAAGCGAGTGCGAGGGCCTGGTCATAGAGTGGTCCGACGGTGGCGCGAAGTGGATCGGGGACACAGCGCGGGTCACGTCTCAGTGGGAGGTCGAGGAGTTCAGGGTCGTCGAGGACGGGTTCTGCTGCGAGACGCTGAACAAGATCACCGAGGGCACGTACCTGAAGTAGAGAGCGCTCAGGTCAGGGGGCTAATATATGGCCCCCTCTCCTGGCGCTTTTGCCAGAACAACCGTAGAGACGTAGAATGCATAGAGTAATGCAGATCCTGGAGACGGGTGAAGTGTGTTGCGCGTACGAGGGCAGTGAGCACCAGTGCTATGCCTGGATCGATCGAAACGAGGATGATTACCCTGAGTCGAGCTTCTTCGTGGAGCCAAAGCAGGAGTACAACCGCTATGAATAAGGTCCATCTCTCCCTCCTGCTCCTGGCCGTGGCCCTCGCGGCAGTGGTGTGGGCGAAGCCGGCGCCCGAGTGCTTCACCGACAGCTGTGTGGGTTGCACCGATGACTGCCTCAAGGCAGAACAATATGTGGAAGAGTTCCTGAAAGGAAAAGAATAATGGACGAGCAATCAATAGAGCTGGACTGCCCCCCGGGCTGGGCCAGGCCCGACCTGTGGATCGTGCAGGTGATCGAAGGAACGGGCCTGCAGAGGAAGGAGCCGGTGAGCAAGTTCTTCGGCAACTGGAAGTGGGACTACAGCGAGGTCAGTGAGGCGCGATGGCAAGAGCTCCGCCCCCTCCTGAAGCAGCGCATCGTGACTCTGTACAACCGTGGCGTGATCCGGTATGGAAGCTGGTAAAATGCAACAGGAAGTAACAAGGCATTTACACGGGAGCGAAAAGGCGTTATAATTATATTTAACAAGCAGAAAGTTTTCAATGTCAAAGAAAGATCTAGAGCAAATGAGCAAGATCGAGCTCCTAGAGTACTCTAAGCGGGCGAGATACATGTTGGGCAAGGTGTATAGTGAAAGGATGCAACTGGAACAGGAACTAGCAGAGATCAAACTTGAGCTTCTCAAGGCAAAGAAGCAAGCAGCCAAGCAAACACAATTGAAGGAATGAAATGAAGCAAAAGATGATGTTCACAAAGATGTCCCCCGTCAGCAAGAAGGCGAACAGCCTCACGCTGGACGTGGACCCGAGGGACATAGCGCGATGGCAGAACGGCGAGCTCATCCAGGTCGCACTCCCGTACCTGAGCGCGTCGGAGCGTGAGTTCCTGATGACGGGCATCCTGGACGACGAGTGGAACAAGCTGTTCCCCAAGGAGATCGCGGGGACCATCGACCAGGGCGTTCAGCTGAGCGAGGAGGACGCCATGATGCAGGTCCTCACCGAGTTCACGCAGCTGATGGTGGTCCACGAGGACCTGATCAACAACATGGTCGTGCTCCACAAGACGGGGGGACTGACCTGGGAGAACGTGCAGAAGATCGAGGACGCCAAGGGCAAGCTCGACGAGCTCATGTCGAGCCTGGCAGGCGTGATCAGCAACTACACATTCAAGCCGCTATGAACATGACGAAGAACATCACCATACCGATTAGGTGCCAGGTGTGCGGCACGAGGATAACGAACCTGTTCATCGACGGCGCCACAAGAGGCGGGCGGTGGGCGTACATGTGCAGGACGTGCCACATCGAGGAGGGCGTCGGGCTCGGCATCGGGCGCGGCCAGAGGTACGTCAAGCAGCAAGACAATCAGTGGGTAAAGACGAACAAATGAAGAGGCTAACGCAAATGAAGTACATCAGCCCCCAGGACGCGGTCGCAGGTCCTTACTGGATCGCGGACAAGTGGGACGTCATCATCAACCGGGCCCTGGCCGTGGTCATCGCCCTCCTGCTCGCGGTCTATCCGTTCGCAGCCTGGTATCTCTAATCAATCAATCGGCCCCCATCCGGGGGTCTTAACAAGGGGAAAGTGAATGCCGACAGTGACACACAAGCAGATCGTGGACGAGATCATCGAGCGCAACGGCGAGTACCACGGCGACCCGGTCGTGTACAGCATCGTGGAGTACAAGAGCGCCTTCGGCGGCACCTGCTGGGGCCTGAACTACAACGAGCAGAACGCGTACCGCCCCTCCGAGTAAGTCATCGACCCGAAGACCATTTTCACAAGAAAGAAGTAAGATGAAGACGAGCCTCAAGTTAGTTGCCGCGGACGGCAAGAAGATCAAGCGCACCCGCCCCGTTGTATGCGACTACAAGTTCAAGCACAAGGAGAAAGAGACGCACTCCAGGACGCCGGAGCAGGCGGTGTGGGCTGCGGTGAAGAAGGTCATGGCCAAGGAGTACACCTCCGGCGCAATCTATGACAAGAACCACAAGCTCGTCGCTATCGTGCGCAAGGTGCAGGGCAAGATCTTCTTAGAAGGGAAGCTGTTCAAATGATGAACCAGGACGGCAAAGAGATCGAGGAAGAGGTATTCCAGTGGCCTGACCAGCTGGATATACAAGTCGTGAAGAAGCTGCTGCTCCTGACGATCGCCCACCTCGAGCTGGAGGGGGTGCGGACCAACGCCACTAAGCATGGCAACACAGAGATCATCCTCAGACCGCTAAACTAACAGATAGGGCCCCCCTCACCGGGGGTTTACTCATGCTCAAAAGACAAGACAGAAACAAGCTCACGGCTCGTGAGGAACAAGTACTGAAGCTGACCATCAACGGGTTCACCAACAAGGAGGTGGCCGCGCAGTTGAACATCAGCTACCGGACGGTGAAGACCCACGTCCACAACATCCGCATAAAGCAGGAAGCGGCTAGCAGGATTAAGGACTGGACTTCGGTCCGCCTGAAGTCAGCTGAGTAACAGTCGCTTAATATATGCCCATCTTGTGTGGGCATACGTTTTGTCACGATTGTTTCGCATAGCAACGAATTTAGGATTGTACAAAGGAACAAAAAAGGGCTATAATTAATGTTCAAGTCCGCTGATATTAACAAGGGGTATCATGGCAGAATTAGCATTGGCCAGACCACTGGCCTCGAATGATCCATCGTCTGTTAAGTTTATGTATGAGGATTTGGCCCGTTCAGGTTTAGTTCCAGAGGATATTAGGGCATATGCGATAGCGCCGATCGCGATGGGTGCGTGCCCGGGCTACTGCATCCCGTACGCGGATCCCCGGATGTACCGCAACAGGTACAAGCGCGAGGAAGACAAGTACATCCAGCCGAAGGGCATCGTGAGCGTCTGGTGGTCGCACACCCAGGTCAAGGAGACGTTCCGTACTGCCCCCACCCTGTACATCATCGAAGGGGAGAAGAAGGCGGCGAAGTTCGTGAAGACGTGGCCGCACCTCCCGACGCTCGGCATCGGCGGCGCGTGGAACTTCCAGAGGAAGAGCTCGGCGGGGGTGCGGATGCTGCTCCCCGAGATCCTCAGCTGCCTGACCCCGGGCATGAATGTCGTGGCCATCTTTGACGGCGACATTATGGCCAAGCCCAATATCCAACAGGCAGCGTACGAGCTGAAGCATCTGCTCTCCCAGCAGGAGTGCTACCTGAAGCTGTTCCGCACGCCGGTAGGCAAAGGCGTGGATGATTGGCTTGTCGAGTCTCCGAATGCCACGATCCACGACCTCAAGGAACTGCCATTCGAGAATCTCGCCATCAGCCGTGCCGCGGTGTACAACGCCCTCGGCCTTTACCTGACCGACAAGGGCACGCCGATCCCGCACGAATCAAACATTCGTAAGCTCATCAAGTTCTTCTATGACGGACGTCTGGTCAACGACAAGCGGCGAGGCCTGAAGCGGGGCGGCAAGTACATCACCCACGAGCACCTGATGGCCGAGGTGACCATGGAGATACAGGAGCAACACATAGCGACGGCCACGGTGCCGCGGATCCGCAACGCCCTTGACTACTACATCCAGGACGTCGAGCGGGACCTGGTCCAGGAGATGTTCCAGGCGCTGCAGTGGGACGAGGAGGAGCGGCTGAACACGTGGGGCCAGGAGTATTTCGAGTCGGACATCCCAGAGTACTGCGCCGAGTGGGGGAGGCTGCTGATGACGAGCCTGGCCTTCCGCGTGCTCTACCCGGGCGTGAAGGTCGACTACATCCCGATCCTAGTCGGCCCCCAGGACATCGGCAAGACCACGTTCTTCGAGAACCTCGCGATCTTCGACGGTGAGAAGTATTACCACAGCAAGACGAACATCACCGCGGACATCGGCGACAACACCCGCACGCAGGTCATAGCGTTCAGCAAGGCGGTCATCGTGGACCTCGGCGAGGGGGCCGCGTTCAACCCGAAGAGGTATGACCAGGAGAACTTCAAGCAGTTCATCACGCAGCAGACGGACGAGTATAGGCCGGTGTACGGCAGGTCCAACGTCATCGTCCCCCGCGGGTTTATTTTTGTGGGCACGTCTAATAGGTATGATCAGATCACTGACCGCTCCGGCAGTCGGCGGTTCCTCCCCATCCACGTATCAAAGGTCAAGCACCTCCCGTACGAGGAGAAGCTCCAGATCCTGGCCGAGGTTGTGGCCAAGCAGCAGGAGATACTCGCGACGGAGTGGTACAAGCTCAATGTCGACTGGGATAAAATGCCTGCACCGCTCAGGGAGAGTGCGCCGCACGTCAAGGACGCACAGACCCTTGTCAATAGCCAGTTCACCCGAGAGGACGACTTCACGGATTTCGTTCAGAACATACTTGAATCAGGGGAAGCAGCAAGATATAGAAGTACCACGTATTCCACAGTTAAGGGAGAGATGTTCATCTCTAGTAACTATCTCTCGGCCAGATACGCATCGGGCAGACTGCCTGTGGCCCACGCGAGCGCGAGGCTCAGCGAGCTAGCCCTGAGCCCGTTGTTCCCATGGGCTCTTATCAAACACAAGCCACGTCTTAGCCAGTTGATCATACCGGAAGAGTACGCCGCGTGCTACTCGAATGGTGGGAGAGATCCTGAGACGCAGATGTTAACAGGTTTCATTGCAAGGAAGAAGACATGACATTTAGACCACTACTTGCCGCAACGGTGGACGACGTCAGGCAGGTCACGTATCCGAAGCTGGTGTCCCCCAAGCTCGACGGCATACGGTGCATCATCAGGGGAGGCAAGGCGGTCAGCCGCAACCTCAAGCCCATCCGCAACGCGTGGGTGCAGCACTGCCTGAAGGACTTGCCGGACGGCATGGACGGGGAGCTGATAGTCGGCCCGCCCATCGGCGACTTGGTGTTTAACCGCACGACCAGCGGTGTGATGTCAGAGTCGGGCGCCCCAGAGTTCAAGTTCTATGCCTTTGACATGGTGAACTTGCCTACTGGTTACCTCTACAGGCTAGACAAGCTGCGCGACTTCAGGCATCCCTTTGTGGAGGTGGTGCATCACTGGAACATAGTCGACGAGGAGGCCCTCCTGCAGGTGGAGAGCTCGTGCCTCGTCACAGGCTATGAGGGCATCATGCTTCGCGACCCTGAGGGCATATACAAGTTCGGACGCAGCACGATGAACGAGCAGATCCTCCTGAAGCTCAAGCGGTTCCGGGACGGGGAGGCGGTCATCTGCGACTGGGAGGAGGGGGTGCACAACCTCAACGACCCGACCAAGGACGCCATGGGCCTGACCCGCCGCAGCTCGCACCAGGATAACAAGGTCGGCAGCGGGCGCATCGGGACGCTGGTCGGCAAGGACATGGCCACCGGCGAGGTGATAGTCATCTCCCCCGGCCGCATGACCCAGGACGAGCGCGTCATGTACTTCAACGACCCGAAGCTGATGCTCGGCCGGATCGCCAGGTACAAGACCTTCGACTACGGGAAGGTGAACGCCTCCCGCTTCTGTACTTTCCAAGGCTTCAGGGACGGCAACGATGTATGATCCGATTTGGGTATGCCGGGACGGTAGGCGTATGCGGGCGGGGGAGATGACAGACTCCCATTTGACGAATGCTATTAGGTATATACAGCGGAAACGCTTCAGGTTGCACTGGCTGCCACGGCTGCTTCTCGAGATTGAGATCCGCATGATCGCGAGGCGGTCCAGATAGATGGGAGGTAACAGAGTGTAACAGGGTATTTACAACGGGAGAAAAAGGCGTTATAATTAATATAGCAACAATACGTTGCTTCAAAGGAAAATATGGAACTTAAAGATCTAGGTGAAACTATTGATGCCCTCTACTCGCTCAGGCAGCTACGCCTGGAGAAGCAGAGGGAGATAGACGAGATGAAGGCGCACGAGATGCACCTCAGGCAGGCCATCATCGGACTGCTCGAGGACGCGGGGCTCGCGAAGGCGTCGGGCGGCATGGCGACGGCAGGGATCAAGGTGTCCGTCGAGCCGCTCGTGACGGACTGGGATCCGGTGTTCGAGTACATAAGGAAGGAGAACAAGTTCGAGCTGATACAGAAGAGGATTAGTGCCCCGGCGTGGAGGGAGCTGAAGGAATCCGGTATCCTGGTGCCGGGCACGGAAGAGAATCCAATAGTTGACATTTCATTGACTAAGTCTACAAGGGGATAGTATGGCTACAGATTTGACTAGTATTCAGGAGCGAATTGCGCAGCAGCTCGCTCGGCAGCAAGAGACCTCCCACGGCCTGCGCACCACGGGGGCATTCATCAAGTTCAAGAATGCGCAGATGAAGATCGACGGCACGCCGATACCGAACAACATGGTCGACGTGCGAGTCCTGGCTGCGGTCGGGGAAAGGACCTTCTATGAAGGCGAGTACGATGCGGATAAAGTACAGGTACCAGATTGCTATGCCGTTAATAGTGATCGCCCACATCCCGAAGCTGCACATCAGCAGAGTGAGCTATGCCGGGATTGTCCTCAGAACAAGTGGGGTACAGGTCCAAGAAAGCGTGGCAAGGCATGTCGTGAGGGCGCCAGGATAGTTGTCGTGCCGGCGAACGTCCCGCTGAAGACGGCCCCCCTGTACATGGCGAAGATACCGATCACGTCGCTGAGCACGGTGACGGCGTTCACCTCGAGGTGCTCGCAGTCCGGGAAGATGATGGGCGAGTTCATCACCCAGCTGTCCGTGGTCGAGGACAACAAGTCGTTCTTCAAGGTTCATCTCAACATCAAGGAAATCACAGGTGATATGGACCAGGCTGAGCTGCTGGCTAAGCAGGACGAGGCATTCGATCTTGCTATATCTCCTTATCCGGATATTGAAGTCCCTTAAGCTCTAGATCCCCTTGTCATCGGTGCAGTTGCCGATGTCTTTATCCCGGGCGGCCTAACCGCTGCTCGGGACTTTTTCCATATTTGAAAGATAGGATATGTTGAAGTTCCAAGACAAGACCCAGAAGGCGATCGCCCTTACCGAGATCCAGCTCCGCATCATCGACCTGCGCAACCTGGCAAGGATGATGGAGGACAATGCGCCAAGGAAGGACGCGATGCGGGAGGTGGAGCGCATAGCCAACCTCGCGTCGTTCAATATGAGCATCGAGGCCCTCGAGCAAACACTCAAGATATTAGGAGAGGTCGATGCTGATCGCTCTAGACTTTGAGTCTGAGGCCATCGCCCCCCGGCCCGCGTACCCCCCGAAGCCGGTCGGCCTGGCGGTGATGCCGGAGGGCGGCGTGGGGTCGTACAACGCCTGGGGTCACCCTTCGGGCAACAACACCCACGTCGACAGCGTGGCCCGGGCGGTAAAGGGGATGTTCGATGATGAAGGCAACAATTTTGTTTTTCATAACGCTCCTTTTGATTGTGATATTTTCCAGGTACATCTTGGCCTCAAGGTGCCCTGGGATCGTGTCCATGATACTATGCTAATGGCGTTCCTAGTGGACCCGTACGGGGAGCTGTCGCTGAAGCCGCTGGCCGAGCGGTACACGGGCGAGCCGCCGACCGAGCAGGAGGCGGTCAGGCAGTGGCTGGTCTCCCACGGCGTCTGCAACGCCAACTCCAAGGACTGGGGGGCGCACATCGCCAAGGCACCGGCAGGGATCGTGGGCCTCTACGCGATCGGCGACGTGCGGAAGACGCTGGCCCTCTACAAGCACCTCGCGCCGAAGCTGCGGGCCAGGGGGATCATGCCATGACAGCATATGAACGAGAAATGCGGCTCATGCCGTACACCATCCAGATGGAGGAGCGCGGCGTGCACATAGACATCCCCCTCCTCCGCACCGACATGAACTTCTACTTCGACAAGATGTCGGAGATGGACGACCTCATCTGCGCGAAGTGCATGCGCAAGGTCGACGTGGACAGCAACGAGCAACTCGCGGACGCGATCGAGGCGAACGGCCTGTCCAAAGGATTCGCGTCTACGCCGACAGGCAGGCGGTCCACCTCGAAAGACTCCTTAATGGGGGCAATAGCTGATCATGAATTACTTGGAGCGTTGCTTATACGAGGATCCCTTGCTACATGCCTTAGAACATTCTACCAACCCTGGCACGCAGCAGCACGAAAGACCGGAAAGCTCTATGTCAAGTGGAACCAGATCAGAAACTACTCGGACACCGGGGCTAGGACAGGGCGATACAGCTCCTCCCCTAACTTCCAGAACGTGCCCACTGACTGGGAAAAACTACACGCTCAACTTAAGTCAATCGGGTACAAACTTACATTTGACTTGCCGCAAATGCGGAAATACATTATTCCTAGA